GTATTGCCATAGACCCACTTGCACATAAGCAAGAGTACGCTAAAAAATTATATAAACTTGCATCACCAGAAGGCAACGACGAAAGCGACAATTCAGTCGCTATGTTCAGTCGCTATGCGATGGGCGATATGAAGAAAGACGAATTATTAGAAAAATTACGTCAGACTAAAGCAACTCGCTTGGCTAAAAAATTCCCTAATGGTCCAAAACGTAGCTGGAAAATTATTCGTAAGAGCAATCCTGGATTTAGCCTATCAATCAATGCATCAACCCCAGAAGAGGCATTAACATTAGCCAAAGCACAATACAAAGCGTGGACTGATGTAGATGATGGCAACTTTAAGATAACTCCAGAAGGTGATAGCATTGCATACAATAAAGCAAGAGAAGAGCATATTCTATCTAAAATATCTCCAGAATGGCAGAATTTTATTAGTAATATTGCAACTATAGACTCTGAGACGCTAATTAGACGAAAATCTGAGTTTAGCTGGGAAAATGGAGAATTACCGGAATGGAAAAAACTAGTAAGTGCTAAAATTGATCAAGAATTAACTAATCGTAGAAACAGTCCGTCTGCAGATAGCATAGAACAATTACCGCCCGACTTCCGTAATTTTGTACGTGATATACAAAACCAAACAGATTCATATTTAACTACCGTTAAAAGTCAAGTTGAAAGTACTGCGTTTAGACGTAGTTTATCGGCTGAACAACACACAATTTTAATTAATGCCATTAATGCTGAACTAGACCGACGCGGTGCTAGTAGTGCAATAGACAATAATGCAACACGTTGGCAGGTTAGAATTACCAGAGGCGAATACGAAGATAATACCGTTTATGTTGATGCCGATAGTCCACGTCAGGCTAAACTCAAAGCAGTTGATATTTTTCAACGATCAGATGGTATAAATGTAGATATTGCAAATTTAGAAGCTATTGCTACCACACAAGATGCTGGCACCGACGTTAGTCAAGTGCTACTACAACCAGCCGACTTACCCGAAACATGGAGTAATTGGGTACGCGAAATGAATAGTACCACAAACGAAGTACTTAACGCAATGAAAGGACATTTAGAAACTATACAAAGCGGTGGAAATATTGATTTACTTCCTCCGATATATCGTAGATTAACAGAAAGACAGGTTCCTTACTTACTGCAACAAATTAACAATACACTTGCTAGTCGCACAGCCGCTACAACAGATACATCCGATGATGATGGTATTCCGGAAAATTGGAGAAATTGGGTTAATACACTAACTGATAGACCATTAGATAGTATCAATGATTTTAGAGCACAAATACAATCTGGAGCAATGAATGTTGGGTTAGGAACAACTGCGGCAAAAAATGCAGTAATTAATGCAATCGATGATGAACTACGTCGTAGACAAAATGCAAGTGATCAAGCTGATGGCAGTGCTACTAGCAGAGAAATATTTGATAGCTTATCACTTGCCTGGCAAGCCTGGTTACAGAATATTAGTCGTACAGAGAGTTACATGTTAGAAGGTATGATACGCACCATTGAAGCTGAAACAGGTGATATAGTACAACTGACTGTACGACAACGTGACTTTATTAAAGCTACTATACATCAAGAATTGCGCCGTCGTGCATCTACTGCATCTAGTTCATTGCCTGCTAATTCTCCAGCTGGTAGACCCGACTGGAATGATAATACTAGTAGCTCAAGTGAAGGTGCCAGCAGTGCTGAAAACGCAGTGCGTGACAGTTTACCTACAGCACATCGTGAATGGTTGGATAATGTCACTTATAAGAGTGATATGGATCTAATTAACATATTACGTAGTGTTAGCACAACCACGGTGTTAAATGATCAGCAGACTGCTTACTTTAGAGTTATTATTAAACGTGAACTACGACGTCGTGGTATCAACAGTGAGCATGATGCTACTACTCGCCCAACAGTAGGAATTGGACAATCAACATACAGTGTTGAACATATTCCAACTGGAGAAATTACTCAAGTAGTTGCAAACGATGCCGGCGACGCTATCCAACGTGTGGCTACAGAAACACGTGGCATGCTTGGTAATTTTAGAATTGCGCCAGCAACTACTTACGCAGATGATGCAGATGAACGTGAGCGTATGCGCAGTGAACGTGAGCGAATTTCACAAGGCATGTCACAAACTGAGTGGATCGTGGGTAATCATACATATGGTCGTGAAACTATACGTGCACCAAGTCGTGACGATGCTATTAATTCGTTTGCACACAATAATGGAATATCAGTTGATGATGTTACATCAGGTCCAAGTTTTATTGCAGAACCAGCAGCTCAAACAAACGAATCAATTGACCTTATACGTAAATTAGCAGGGTTGAAGTAATGAACTTATATGAAATGTTCGATGAACAAAAGCCATTAACGTTAATTGATGCGTTACGTGACTTCTTACCTATTGCTATTGCACACTTAGAGTTAGATCATATCCCAAAGATTAAGTTAGTTAAATCATTAGACGATACAACGTTTGGTCGTTATGTCGACAATGAAAAAGTAATCTACGCTGTCGTTGCTAATCGTAATCCAGTTGATATTTTACGTACTATTGCACACGAAATGGTACATTATAAACAAGGGCAAGATGAGCAACTACACAGTGACTCAGGCGAAACAGGTAGCGACATCGAAAACGAAGCAAACGCAGAAGGTGGTGTTATTATGCGTGAGTTTAACGAGCAATTCCCACAGTACTTACAATCTAGTTCAGTACAGTTATCAGAAAGTGCCGTACCAGATTTATCAGCGGGTATCCCAATACAGAATATAATCGATGCAGAACGACGTTGGTCTGATGGTGAGCGTATATTTGCATTCCACGAGCAAGACGACGAACCACACGAAGTACGTACATTCCAAGAACTACGCAGTTATGCACCAGACCAATTATTAGCATTGCCCTAAATGACTAATTGGGAAACTTACGTTAAAGAATCATATGAGCTTATTAAAGAAGCCGAACAAGCATTATCAATTACATTAGAACATAATGTCGAAGCATACGTTGTACACTTATTTGCACATTTTTTAGACAAACCCCATGTTAATACAGAACCAGTTGGCATTAAATTAATGGCAAGTGCTAACTTACCTATTGCGCAACGCAAAGTATTGCTTAAAGATGTAGGTGATGAATGCTTACTAATTAACGCAATGGAATGGAACAAGCGTCGTTGGCCTACCGATACTTACTATGCCGAAATGGGTCAATCTGCTTATGTTACACGTGCGTTTGTAGTAAAGCCTATAGAAGATATCTATGATGATTTAGCATTAGAATTTACAACAGTTACTAAAGTTCTACGGAAATGTAGAATATCTTAACCATACCGCTTGACTCCGATAAGTAATTCATATACAATATATTTTTAACTAAAGGAATGACACAATGGCATTAATGTTCTCAGCTGAACAAAAGGCAAAACTTATACAAATCGTCAATGAGGGCGTACAAGTACTACAAGAAGTAGAAGATTTGAGCGCAGGCCTTAGCGATACAATTAAAGCAGTAGCAGAAGAATTAGAAATCAAACCTAGCTTACTTAAGAAAGCAATTAAAATTGCACAAAAATCTAAATTTGGCGAGACAAATCAAGATCACGAAACTGTTACCGATATTTTAGAAACGGTTGGCCGCACCTTATAGTGAATAATTTTTCGGCTGTGGTGTATACTGCTGGAAGAACTGGGTCACACCTGATCATTAGAAATCTTTGTAAATTTTATCGTACCATTCAACGATCCGATCAAGATACTAATATTAGCAATGGCATAGTTCATACCCATAATCCATTATATATACCACAATCGGATAATTTTATTGCTATTATTAGTCGGCGACGCAATTTGTTTGAATCTGTATTGAGCACCGAATTAGCTAAAACTACTAATGAATTTATACAGTATACTAACAAAAAAATAGTACCGTTTTCTATAGATGTTAACAAATTTAAAGATTGTTATTTTTTCAGAAGACGTTCTATCATGTAATTGATAGAACCAAATTTAGCAAGATTGTCGATGTATATTACGAAGATTTAATAGCCGACACAAATTGTTTATTAGTTGACTTTAATATTAAGATCGATAGTTCGTTAAGTAAAAAATCTCCGTATAATTCTCATGATTTGATTACTAACGTCGACGAATTATATAAAATATATCAACAATTAGAACAAGTACCAATTACTCAACAAAAAATTGATATAGTAAAATCAACAATCGAATCCGACTTACTTGATATTAGACTAAATCATAACGGAAATAGGAAAATTTAATTGAAAACAAACTGGCACAAAACTGTTAACTTTATTCGGCACGATTGGAATAGTAATCCATTTAGACTTACAATGGAAACTATTAATTGGGCGTTGAACTTCGCAGTTGCAATGACGTTTACTTTAACAGTGCCTAATGTTCCATTGTTATTAGTATATCCAATGTTCTTTACTGCCCTTTCTATTAGCATTTATTCTGCTATTAGCCGGGGTAGTTTTGGTATTTTAATAACAAGTATAACGATATTTTTAATCGATTTAATAGGATACTGGCGATTACTTAATGTGTAGGAAGATTATTGTTTTTTCGCCTGGGCGCACAGGTTCTATGTTAATAGTGCAATCTTTACTGGCATATTTTAACATGGAAGGGGTATTTGGACAAAATATTCATATTACTGCCGACTATGTATCGTCGCAACAGTCCGCAGGTGGCCCGATTCGCACGGTTAGTACCGATAATGTTATCATACATTCACATTATCCTAATCTTGAAATAATTGATAAATCCAATTGGATTGCATTAATTAGTCGCCGGCGTGAAGATTTTAATTGTGTTATTAGTAATAATCTGATTCCGTTTCATGTATCTCGAGAAAGATTTATCAGTGAGTATCGCAGAATTTTACATTTTTACAATGATATAGATACTACAGGATTTGCCAAAGTAATTGATGTATGGAGTGAAGATATGTTACAATATCCTAAGTATCTGTATAATTTGTTTGATATCGATAACTCTATAGATTATAATATTACCAATAAATCACCATACAATGAAACTAGTATTATTAATATAAATGAATTAAAATTAATCTGGCAACAAATAGGTTCGCCCACCTTAATGGGTATGTAGAAAGGTTAACCGGCCACAAGCGGTAAAAGGAGTTTCAAATTTCATACGTCGACGCATTATTCGATAGAGCGAAAGATCGCATCTATGTTGTAGAAAGAAAAGAAGGCATACGTGAGTATGTTGAGTATCCAGCAAATTATGTTATGTACACAGATGATCCGAAAGGCAAGTATCGCACAGTATATGACACTCCAGTAAGTCGATTCAGCACACGTGTTGGTAAAGAATTTCATAAAGAAACACGTATTCAATCAGGCAAGCGTATATGGGAAAGTGATATTAATCCTGTATTCCGTTGTTTATCAGACAACTATCTTGGTGCAAACTCTCCTAAGTTACAAACTGCGTTTTGGGATATCGAAACAGACTTTGACCCAGCACGTGGGTATGCACCAACAAGCGACCCGTTCAATCCTATTACAGCTATATCAGTTTATCTAGATTGGCTAGATAAACTAGTTACACTTGTTATTCCACCTAAGAGCTATTCCTGGGAAACTGCACAAGAGATTTGTGACCAGTATGAGAACTGTTTCATGTTTGAACGTGAAGCAGATATGCTAGATACGTTTCTTAATCTAATAGATGATGCAGATGTATTAAGTGGATGGAACAGTGAGGGTTATGATGTTCCGTATACTGTTGGGCGTGTTACACGGGTATTAAGCAAAGATGACACAAGACGCTTTTGTCTATGGGGTCAGTATCCAAAACAGCGTGAATTTGAACGTTTTGGTGCCTCAAACATCACTTTTGATCTCATTGGCCGGGTCCATATGGACTATATGCAACTATACCGCAAATATACCTATGAAGAACGACATAGTTACTCGTTAGATGCTATTGGTGAATACGAATTAGATGAACGTAAAGTTGCGTATGAAGGTACCTTAGACCAATTATACAATAAAGACTTTCCAAAGTTTATTGACTATAACAGACAAGATACTATGTTGCTAGGTAAATTAGATAAGAAGTTACGATTTTTAGACTTAGCCAATGAACTTGCACATGATAATACTGTATTGCTACAAACAACAATGGGCGCAGTAGCAGTTACCGAACAGGCTATTATTAACGAAGCGCATCAGCAAGGGCTAATTGTTCCAAATCGTAAAAACAGAGACGACATGGGTGATACACAAGCGGCAGGTGCGTATGTTGCAACTCCAAAAGCAGGCATGCATGATTGGATTGGATCAGTTGATATCAACTCATTATATCCATCTGCTATTCGTGCGCTAAACATGGGACCAGAAACTATTATCGGGCAGATTCGCCCTATTATGACCGACCATTACATTGATGGGAAGATGGCTGATAAAATTGTTAATGGAAAGAACATTAAAGGGTCAACATTTGCAGATGCATGGGAAGGATTGTTTGCTACATTAGAATACACCGCAGTTATGGAAGGCAAGACAGGTGTTGAGCTTACTATCGATTGGGAAGCGTCAGGTGAAAGTACTGTACACAGTGCGGCAGAAGTATGGACACTGATCTTTGATAGTAATCAACCGTGGATACTTAGTGCCAATGGTACTATCTTTAGTTATGAAAAAGAAGCAGTTGTTCCGGGATTGTTAAAACGTTGGTATGCTGAACGTAAAGAACTACAGGCTAAGATGCGTTCATGTACTGACCCAGAAGAAATTGCATTCTGGGATAAGCGTCAGTTAGTTAAGAAAATTAATCTAAACAGTTTGTATGGTGCCTTACTTAATCCGGGCTGTCGTTTCTTTGACAAACGGATTGGACAATCAACTACGCTTACTGGTAGAACTATTGCTAAACATATGGATGCATTTATTAATGAATGCTTCACCGGGGTATACGATCATGTAGGCGATGCTATTATTTACGGTGATACCGACTCTTGTTATTTTAGCGCATGGCCAATGGTCAAAGACGAAGTCGAAGCTGGCAATATGGAATGGAATGCTAGTATTGCTATTAAACTATATGATGACATTTCAGATCAAGTTAACGAGAGCTTTCCGGCCATGATGGAACGTGCATTTCATGTACCTCGCGAAATGGGCAGTGTAATCAAAGGTGGGCGTGAAGTTGTAGCAAGTAAAGGGTTGTTTATCAAGAAGAAACGCTATGCTGTGTTGATTACAGACCTAGATGGCAAACGTATGGATACCCATGGCAAGCCCGGCAAAGTTAAAGCCATGGGCTTAGACTTAAAACGCAGTGATACCCCTAAGGTAGTGCAAGACTTCTTAAGTGAGATTTTACTTGCGGCACTAACTGGTGTAGATAAAACTACTATCATTGATATGGTGCGTGATTTTAAAATTGCATTCCAAGATAGACCAGCCTGGGAAAAAGGTACACCAAAACGTGTAAATAATCTAACCAAATTCACTAAAGCAGAAGAACGCGAAGGTAAAACTAATATGCCAGGGCATGTACGTGCGGCAATGAATTGGAATAACTTAAAGCGTATGCATAGTGACAACTACAGTATTAACATTGTTGATGGTATGAAAACTATTGTATGTAAGTTAAAGGATAATCCAATTGGATTTACTAGTGTAGGTTATCCAACAGATGAAACACATATCCCACAATGGTTTAAGGATTTACCCTTTGACAATGATTTAATGGAGTCAACAATTGTCGATCAGAAAGTAGAAAACTTACTTGGTGTGCTTAAATGGAATATTACAGAAAGCACAGATATTAAAACTACGTTTGACACATTGTTTAGTTTTGACTAATGGACGATTTACAGAAAAAATTAGATGAACTAATTATCCTACGTGACACGTTGGCTAAAATTACCAATGGTAATTTTAATTTAAAAGATATAAACAATATAAGTACCGGAGAATTTAATAGCATTGTATTTGATATTATAAAAAATCATAATAACCAGCTCAAGAAAAATCGTGGGTTCTTCAACAATGCAACTAGAGCTAGTAATCAGTTACTACACAAAAGTCAAGCATTATCTGCTAATAGCAGAGCATTAACTGTTAGCAGCCATCAGACTCTCAATAGAAGTCAACAATTAATGGCAGAAAGTAAACAATTAGCTATTAAAAGTAAACAATTAGCTAATAAAAGCCGAACCTTAGATCGACAAAGCCGGGAATTAGCGGTTACTAGTCAGCAGTTAATTAAACAGAATCAACAATTAACTAATATAAATGCCAATGACTTTAAGAATAAAAACAATGAAACATTTAGTACTAGTACCAATGCTATAAGGGCAGTAATTGAAAAAATTAATGTCAGTATTACTAGTATATCTGCACAACTAGCAGAATTAACTATGTCAAATAAACTAAGCAATTTAAGCAATTCGATTGAATTTCAACAATGGTTTATAGCAACGTTTTTAGTATCCGATTTAACAGTAATGTCTAATGATACATTAAAATTAATATTATTAAATATTAAGTCGCATTGTGATTGGCATTACCCCGGCCTACAACTTAATCCAATGTCTAAGGAGTGGATTGATTGTATGATAACTGCAGATCCATTATATATAACAGGCACCAATCTCACAGCAATAATTAATGCATATCCGCCCGAGTATCAACGACGTATAAGAATATATGATGCTCAAGATTTTTCAATATTGCCCCAAGGTCAATTTGGAAGTATTGCATGTTGTAATTTGTTTGAGATATTTACAATTGAAAATTATCTTATTACATTTTTTAAATTATTAAGGCCAGGTGGCAAATTAATATGTAATTTACCGTTTATATATACTACCAATGAATCAATTGATATTATGCAGTTTGATCTTATGATTAACTTAGTAATAGAAAACATATTTAATCGAATTGGGTATACTATTATTTCATTGATTAAACTACCGAGCACTGAATGCAGTTTAATATTAATAACTGCACAACGTCCCGGAATATTAACTACAACAAAAGCACATCAGGTATTAGGGTCAATTATTACAAAATAATTTTACCATACCTCTTGCATTTTCTAAATACATCATATACACTAAATTATAACACTTTATTAGGAGAACTACATGCGTGATCATTTATTAGACATCGTTAAAAATACTTACGGACTAGGTATTATTGACTTAGTTAAAATTACAGGAACCGATACAGAAACAACTATCGAAGCAATTGCTGAAGATCGTTCTGTTATTGTACAGGCAAAAATTAATAACCCTGTGCCAGAATTTATTGGTACATTTGGTATGCCAAACCTAAGCAAACTAAGCACTATCCTTAACATTCCAGAATACAAAGACGATGCTAAGATTTCATTAACTAAACAAGATCGCAATGGTGAATCAGTTCCAGTAGGCCTACATTTTGAAAACAAAGCAGGCGACTTTAAAAACGATTATCGTTTTATGAGCTCTGAAATTGTTAATGACAAACTTAAAACAGTTAAATTCAAAGGTGTTAAATGGAATGTTGAATTCCAACCAACAGTTGCTAACATTTTACGTTTAAAATTCCAAGCAAGTGCAAATAGTGATGAAACTACCTTTACTGCAAAAACAGAAGGTACAGACTTGAAATTATTCTTTGGTGATCATAGTAGTCATGCTGGTAACTTTGTATTCCAAGCGGATGTTGTTGGTACGTTAACTAAAGGTTGGTCATGGCCGGTTGCAGCAGTTATCAGCATTTTAAATCTAAGCGGTGATAAAACATTCCGTATCAGTGATGAAGGTGCGGCACAAATTACTGTTGATAGTGGTATGGCAACTTACAACTATATTTTACCTGCACAAAGCAAATAATGATCGATAAATGGGCATATTTAGGACATAAATTAGGCGAATGTTGGGTTGACCCGACTAGTAGTCTAACTTATATCCATATACCCAAAAATGCAAGTAGTAGCGTTAAAGGGTGCATAGCTAGTAATCGTTGGCAACATAGTGATACATTAATTAAGAATGAACAATTCTTAGTTATATTGCGTGATCCAATTGACCGTTGGTGCAGTGGTATTGCACAATTTCAGGTTAATAGTAACCAGTTAGAATTAAATGTTACAGAAGTATTTGAGCAGATAACATTTGATGATCATACCGAAGAACAAATTTATTTCCTTCAAGATATTGATCTAAATAAAGTTACATTTATAATAGTCGATAATAACTTTAATACTATATTTAATAAGTGGTTAAATGAAAGAGGTTACCCATCTGTTGCTGATACTCCTAGATTTAATCAGAGTAGTGGTATTAAATTGGAACTTAAACAAAAGTATCAACAGCTCATTGACTCTAACTCCGATTATATGCTACAATTAAAGAAACACTTTGCAGCAGACTACGAATTAATTAACAAGGTAAAGTTCTATGATTAAAAGTATTCAATCATCATCACCGTATGGGATAGTAGTTAGCTATCAGAACCCACCCCATATTAATAATGGAGGGCAAGGCGCCGGACAGGTGCGATATAGCGTATCTTCGCAATGCTTAGAAGTATTCGATGGCTCGTCCTGGATGAATATAAGTCAACAAGTTCACGTTGGGTTAGATCTCAATGCCGAAGAAGTTATTCGGTGGGCAGGTGAGAAGATGCACGAAGAGAAAGCACTTAAAGCCAAGATGGAAAAATATCCAACATTAAAATCAGCTTATGAACAATATAAGATGGTAGAGGCGTTGGTTTACGAGGAAGAAAAAGTTGGCCAGTGAAGAAAATGCACCATTAACTGATTCATTGAAACTAATATCCAAAAAACTAGCCGAGTGGGAAATGTTTAATCAATTCTTAAAGTCAAATCCGGATGTAGCAGAACGATATGAATCACATAAAACATTTAGGATATTAAAAGATGCCCAATAGTTCATACGGACCGCAAGGCATAATAGCAGGCATGAGCTTTGGTGCTGGCGGTGTTGGTGGTGGAACCTATCTCTATCCTGATTACAAGTTAGTAGAAGAAAAAATACAAGAATGGGATTGGTTTCGACGCTTTTTAGAACAAAATCCAGATGTAGCAGAACGATACGAAGTACATAAAACATATGAGATATTAAATGACACACAAAATTGATAATTTAACAGCAAAACAATTAGGTTCTGATGGTCAAAGCCAATATGCCGTTTTCCTTCCAGCACTGTCTGGCTTTTACGCAACGTATATAGGTAAACAACGTAGTGACCCTAATTATGTAGATCGTGCTCGTATGCCAGCAGCTATTAATGATATGGAAGAACTAAATTGGCTTAACAGTCAACAAGCATTGTTTCCATATAAGTGGTCGCTATATTCCGGCGGTCACGCAAACTTAGACTTAAACAAAGTCGACCCCTCCGAAGATATGGTACGTAATCGCGAACCGGGTACATTTATGTTAGGTGACTCGGGTGGATTCCAAATTGCAAAAGGTCTTTGGGAAGGTGACTGGAAGGCTAATAGTGGTTGCCCTAAAGCTCAAAAGAAACGTGATGCAGTTATTAAATGGTTAGATGGCATTGCCGATTATGGTATGATTTTAGATATTCCAACATGGGTTATTCATGATAAGAAAGCCTCCGATGCTTGCGGTATTACAACATACCAAGAAGCAGTCGATGCAACTAAGTTTAACAACGAATACTTTATGACCCACCGCAAAGGTGTTAAGAATGGTGGTGCTAAACTACTAAACGTGCTACAAGGTTCAAATCACGCAGAAGCAGACAAGTGGTACAACTTAATGAAAGACTATTGCGACCCTGTTAAATATCCAGAGAATCACTTTGATGGGTGGTCAATGGGTGGTCAAAACATGTGTGATGTACACCTAGTATTGAAACGCTTAGTTGCGCTACGTTACGATAATCTATTGCAAGAAGGCGTACATGACTGGATGCACTTTTTAGGTACAAGTAAACTAGAGTGGGCAGTATTATTAACTGTTATTCAACGTGCTGTACGTAAATATGTCAACCCAGCATTTACAATATCATTTGATTGCGCAAGTCCATTCTTAGCTACAGCAAACGGACAAGTATATCATCATGTTGACTTACCACCAAACGAAAAATGGTGTTACAGAATGAGTCCTAGTATCGATGATAAGAAATATGCAACAGATACACGTATGTGGCGTGATGTTGTTATGACCGATCATATTGCACATTTTAAACACTTCGACGAGAGCCCAATTAGCGCACGTGTACAGATTAAAGACATCTGTGTATATAAAGGTGGGGTACGTAAAACACAAGCAGAGCTAGGCGAAGGTGTAGAATTTGATGTAACAAACTTAGATCACTATAGTGTTGCTCCAGACCTAAATAAGATTAAGAAGGTTGGCAAGACTTCTTGGGATAGTTTTAGTTATGCATTGCAAATGGGACATAACGTATGGACTCATATACATGCGGTACAAGAAGCAAATAGACAATACGATGCAGGCGAACAGCCTAAAATGATGCAGTTTAATCAACCCGATTATGCAAAATTCAAAGACATTGTCGAAGCTATATTTGCGGCACCTACTAGACAAGATGCAGAAGATATTATAAACTATTATAGTGCTTACTGGATGGAAATTGTAGGCACACGTGGATTTAAAGGTAAGAAAACTAAGAATGCTAACACTATGTTTAATGCATTATTTGAACAAGAAGAAGATGATGGTGCCAGCGAAGATGAAGTAGCATTTGATGAAGCAAGTTTAGATAACTTAGATTCAACACCAGGGTGGAAATAAAATGGACGCAAATAAATTACAACATCATATTAACCAATTAGAAGAGAAACATCAATCAATTAAACAACAAATTACTGATGGCTTTACACATTACTTAGATGATGTACACCTAGGCAAAATGAAATTAGAAAAATTAATAATTAAACGCCAACTACAAGAAGCAAAAACAAAACTCGAGGCACTAAAATGAAACGTGAATATAACAGTGGCACAGCAGAAGCAGTAACATTCTTCGTAGGTGATGAGATTGAAAAAACGCCTGCGGTTGGTATGCGTACACTATTTGTAGTTGGTGTACATGAGCCAGAGGTGATAACTGCACTGCTAACTGAAAAATTAGCATATAGCAATATTGAGCATATCTATTTCGGTGCTAATATGAGTTTCAATCCAGCAGATATCGAAACATGGAAAGCCTGGGAAGATATGATTTATGTTTGCTTAGAGAATGATTACTGGTGTACACTAGACCTCGATGTTAAAGATGTAGAGGGGTTGCTTGAAAGTGGGCTTATCGAGAAACGTAGATTCATTCCACAGATTTCGGTAAAATTGCCCTATTTACAACAGCTAGGGTATAATGCTACAATTAAGTTAGACGATAAAGACTTTGATGCATCTAACCCAGGTGTATGGTGTCATTCACTACATTCATTAACTACTAAAGAAACCTTTACTAATTGGGATCAATACAGTAAAGACGAGATATTAAAATGATACAAGCAGAACGTGCAACGATAGATAGAATTATGCAAGCCGCTAAGAAAATGATATGGGTTACATTCCAACGTGAAGGTATACATTGTTATCCAGCTGCTGGCACAGATCCAAAACTATGCAGTCCCGGTGAGTGGGACGTATCATTTTTAGCATCGCCGCATAGACATATATTCCACTTCAGAGTTGCAATTGAAGTTACACATTCCAACCGCGATATTGAATTTATTCAGTTTAAGCGTTGGTTAGAAGCACTGTATGTAAATACTATATTACAGTTAGATTATAAGAGTTGTGAAATGATATCAGATGATTTGTATTTGCAAATCGCTACAAAGTATCCCAATCGTGATGTTTGGATAGAAGTATCCGAAGATGGCGAGAATGGATGTTCCGTTGAGTACAATAGTACTCGTCCTATGCAGTCTGTCACTATTTAAGGAGAATTTTCCGTGGCAAATCCAGTTTGGCTTAAAAAGTATCTTACTATGAAGCCTGAAGTAAGACAAATCTACAACGATTTAGATGCATGGTGCAACTACTGTCGTTTCCACATGATCAAGTATGACGAGGCTGATTTGTATGTTAGCCCAGCATACAAAGAATGGCAGGAAAAACGCAAACGCCGCGAGCAATGGCGTCAGCAACAAGGGCAAACTCAAGGTTATCAAGGACGTAGATAATGCGTAAACTTTGGTATATGGGCCTAGAGCCCTATAAAGCTCGCTATACTTTACAGTTACAAGATTGGAACGAAGCTGTGTTTAAGCGTCGTGGTATTGATTATCATATCGTACCTGGCGAAACACTCGGCAATGACCAAGCCATTGTAACCGGTCAAGTATTAGATGCGCATGGTCGTAGCTACTTTGGTATGAGTCAACTAATGAACTTAGTTAAACTTATGAAAGCCGGGGAAGTTACAGGTGAAGATGCTGTATTGTTTGAAGATATGTTCCAACCAGGAATCGAAAGTCTTCCTTACATTATGGATCAAATTCCAGAAAACTTACGTCCTAAGATTTATGTTCGTTGTTTAGCACAAACTATCGACCCAGATGATTTTGTACACGTTTGGGGCATGGGTAAGTGGA